TAGTCCGGGTTTGGGATTGCCTCCTTTCGGGGCTCCCCCTGCTCCACGTCACCCTTGCGGGATCTGGGGAGGAAGGCTCTTGTGTCAACCGTGATTTTCTTCGTCGCCCATGCCCGATTCGGAGTGATAAACACCCCTGATCTGGTATCCGTATTAAACGGGACGAGGCGAAGCTTGAGAGTCACACACTTTTCAGTTACCCAGTCCCACAGAGGACCAGGAGGTGTGCACGCAATCAAACCGTTCACGACATGCGACCAACCGCTCTTATCCGTCTCCGACGGACATTCACGGAGGTAGAAGGGCGTAACGAGCTGCCCCTCATAATAATCGCAGCCACAAGACTCGCGGAAGCGAGACTCGGGGTTAACGAAGGATTTCTCCTTGTTAATCATGAAACCGAGGAAACGAAGCAGCTGTACCAAGTCAGGCACAAGGTGAGACTCAATAATTATGTCATCACCATAGACGGAATACCGTTGTGAACCAACGGCCCGACAAGCTGCTGTGAAGAATAGCGTCTCGAGGGTAAAGGTATATCCATTTCCCATTGAGGAGAATTTGGCATAGGATCCATTGCCAAGTGAGCCGCTATAAGAAGATGACCGGAACGCGTCGAAAACTGCGAACCAATCGGAGGAAAGCAACCAAGCTACAAGATTATAGCATATAAGGTCACTCGCCATCCTCAGGTCTATGGTCGCTAAGGATCCGTCAATGGATCCAATGCGGGCCAGCTCCTGATTCTTCTCCTGGGTACTCAAGTCGATGCCCCACTTCCGCAACTTCCGTTTAAGGAAGCTGTCCAGCGCAAGCTGGAACGGGAGAGCATGGGTCGGCTCCTTCGCAATTGTGCGATGAGTTTTCCAGTTCTTCGGTACCAAACCAATCTCATTGCGAGATGTGGAGGTAAATCTAAGGTCGGAAAGGTTAATCCCCCAATCTAGGAGGACTCGGCCTATATACGGCAAAGCCGCGCGTGGTGCTTTCAATAACCCGCTCACTTTGAGAAAGGGCATCGATCGCGTGCGCGACCTATCCTGGGTTGCTCCACCGGTCAATCGCATGTGGTCACTGAACGTAAAACCACACTTGCGTACATCACCAAGGAGAGACGCAATGTCTCCCTCCATAGTATCCAACCAACCACGCATCTTTTCGGACATCCGTCCGGGGTTCGCGTGGTAGTGGTCTAACCTACGGTTGGTAATGCGGCATATCCGTTCCCCAAGCTCGAAGTTCTTTCTGGCTTGTTCGGAACAGCGCCGTTGATCAACGAATGCGTCATTCTTTTTGAATAGTGACGCGATCTGTCGTAAGACAATCGTTGACCAAACTTCCTCGCCGTTGCTATACGGTGCATCGAGGAATTGTCCAGCTTCCGCCAATCTCGGGAGATCCCGAGCGCGGATTACACCCTCAATAGTCCGCAGGACTGCGGACGCTGGGGGGAGCATCGATCGAGCGAGTAGCAGCGCAACCGTAAACGGATTGAGACGGATTTTCTCCGACGCGCTTTTCTGGGTCATTAGTTTGATCCTCATGTGCTACAGTCAACAGAGCACTCCCTACTGCACGGAGGCAGCAAGGAATGTACTCGGCAGGAATTGCGGCAGCGGCTAACGCTGCTGCCGCGATCCAGGTGGCGATTTTAGCCCACCTATTGGACATAATCCTGCGAGGTCACCATTGCGGTGACCTCATCCGAGGCGATGAGGTCGCGAGCGACGGCCAAGGCCGCGGTCACGTCCGCACTCTGTGCATTCGCCGGGCGGCGAACGTTCAGCTCGATCACAACCTTCGATGGGAGGGGGTTCCCCTCGTCGTCGGTCGACCCATAAAGGACCAGCAGGCGGTCTTCCGCCAAGTTAGCGCTGGTCTTGGGCTGCTTACGCTTCTGTACGAGCAAGCGAGGCAGCGCCACCGTGTTACCCGGAAGCGAGTACGTCCGGGCGTTGTCGCCGTCATTAAAGACGGAGATGACAGTCGTAAACGACGCCATATGATGACTCCTTATGTCATTTGTGGGTTGGTATACGTCGGCTTAGTAACGCAGCGGTATCCAGTATCCGCTTTGTGTTCAGGTCGACGGTGAACGACGGTACAAGAGATGGTGCAGATACGGGGATCCTGCACTTTTCGATAAGCGAAGCCGATGAGGTGAAATCGCTGCCGTTTCCATAACAGCCGAAACCATATCCTGGTTCGGACCATCTTCTCCCCTTGACCTTGACTTGGAGTCTATAGCCAATGGAATAAAACGCAGCCATAACGCTACACCTCGCCTTCCATGCCTTCAATGACGTTCCAACGTCAACGAACCAGTCCGCGACAAAGCTGAAAGGGACTTCCTCCCAGGCAGTGACAAACGGATCGGCAAAGGCATTCATGGATCGCATGTTTGCATGCGCCACTACGGAAGCGCGAACAGATATGTCGTACTCCTTTCGCCACGAACCCTTGCGGGTAAGATGGTAGAAGTATTGGGGTGGCAGGTCACCGGTGGATACGTCCGAAAACGATTCACCAGCCCGCCCCCTCACGATTAGACTCTGTCGCGGGTTAGTCAGGGCATCGTGCACGGCGGATATATCCATTCCAAGGGTATTCCAACCGTATCTCCAAGCGAGCCACGCTTCTGCGGCGGCTTTGACGGTATGCTTACCGCCACGGAGAGCCTGTCTAATTAATCGCTTTGCATCGGCATGCACATCACGGACCATATCCATGGTCTTGTGCAACTCAACGGCTGATGTTAGCGCGTCAAGCTGCGGCAATAGGTCGGCTTCCGCCTTCCTAGTGAGTGCCTGCGTGTCCACGAGTTCAAATGGAGAAAACTCGTGTAACCCCTGAGAATATTCCCATCCGGGCATGTCGTTGTGGTTGTATAAACCCACGACCCGGTGGTGCTCAGGGACATTCCAACATGGCACGTACCAGTCTTCCAACCCTGGACTATTGACGAACTGGATGTCCGTCCTCCGGTAGAAATTGACTGGTTTTAGGATACCATCCCAAAACGCCGTACCCCACAGAGGAGTTTCCCCTGCACGATATATACCGCGATTACGCCGGGATATGAAATCCCCGACCCACTCGTTGTATAGGGCGCCACCACAACCATGGTAGGTGTAGTGACTCATGCCCAAGTGATCTGGATAGTTAAAGTCCTTTATGGCCATTTTGGCCTCCGTCGTGAGACCGAGGATCTGAAATGAAGACCCTCACACGTAGTATGCTCTATGCATGGCACGTGATGAGCCAAGCCCCCCCAGAATGTCGTCATCTCGGCACGCGGGAGGCGTTTCGGACGGCAAATCCCCTAAGACCCAGCCCGGCCGCGAAGGCCTCTGGCCAGCAATAGCATGCCGAGCAGTCGAAGGCTGATCGCCATGATGGGGTCCGAAGGTCCCAGTTTGATTTTCGC